AAACGCGAAACTCCTCTATAGATAGAATAGAAGGAGTTATCTTTTATGTGAATGATCTCACTAGGTTTATAATTAATTGTTTCGTTAAATGTAAACTTTTCGATGTAAGTACTATCACTTGCATGAATAATCATTTTGTTTGCAGGCAAGTGGTAAAGATGAACTCCATCAAAATAAATAAAAATGTTTCCGTCTAGTAAATAATCTGTAATTAAGTTACGACGAAAAGTGCTAATATCTTGAAAAGGGTTTGGCTCTTTATTTAATAGTAAATCTACTCGTGCTCGCTTAATGCCTTTTACAACACTTGACATTCCTTGTACTTGTCCGCCCACAGAGATTGGAATCTCAGAAGCGTCATCTACAATCATGTTTACACCACGATTTACTATTTCGAGATCTTCATAAGCTCTCTCGTAGTTTACTACCTTTTCTCGAGAAGGCTCTATTTTATGATCATAGTACGGTTGTGCTGGATTTAGCTTTTCTTCTGCTTCCGGCTTTCGTCCTATTAGTCTGTCATACCATGCCATGTTTTTCTCTTTGAATCTCTACCCAGCGCATTTGTTTCTGTGCTGTTACTAGGGCCGGATTTCTGCCATATAATCTGTGCAGCTCTAAATGGTGTTTGTGGCAAAGTGTGACTGTGTGCTTATACAGCTCCGCCCATTTATCTTCTATAAACTCGTCTCGCCAAACTACTATATACTCGTCTGTATAATGCTCTGGCCTTTCTTTTTGCTTTTCTTTCAGCCACTCCCTTAGTAGAGGAGACAGAGTGTAAAAGTGATGAAAATCAAGCTCAGTCTCAGAGCCGCAGATGTGACATTCACTTCCTTTTTCGTACTTTGATTTAGCTCGATCTCTTATGTATTTTATCGGATCTCTTTTTAGCTTTTTCATTTTGAATTATATCCCTTGTAAGATAAATTGTCAAACACTATTTTTTGTAGGTATCTTTAAAACCCGCTCTGACTTGTTTCAAACGAATATAAGGCATATCGTAAAGCATCTGCCATATGCGATGCTCGATTATGTTTCGGTTTTTCTTTTGCAAGATTTGGATTAGGATCCCATTGATATTGATCAAGGCAAGACAGTACTTCACCGCATCGCTGATCGACCATCATTTTATCGTTGTCAACTATACCGGCAACTTGTGCAATTCCATCTAAAATTGACTTCTTTGCATTTATAGTACTAATATCGTAATTTTGTGCAAAGTCAAATCGAGTTTGCTGAGCAGCGGAATCAATGTAAATATAGTCGATATCCCATTTGTCAATTAATTCTTGAATTACACCGGCATGTTGTTCGGTAGTCTTTTCGGCGTCTAAGTATTCATCCAAGACATAGTACAGCTCTTCATCCCAATCATAAGCAATTACACAGAAAGCCGTAGGGTCACGATAGCCAACGTCGAGACCAGCAAAAACATCCATGCGGCGAGTATCAAGCTCTTCATTATTACTGATACACTTTTCGTGATCAAAGTTCCATATTTGACCTTCATAAGTGTTAAAGTCGGCTTCGTATTCTTGCTTAAACTCTGCCTCGGACATAGATTTTTTAGCTTCTTGTATATCCAACTCAGACATGCGCGGATTATCTTTATAAGTAGCTCGTATCGAACACCACTCTGGAAATTCATCATTAAATCCTCTATCGAAAAATTCTGCAAACCAGTTGTTCCTGCCCCGAGGGGTTGAAATAAAAATAGCTTTTGAGTTATCTTTATCCAAAGTAGGACGAAGTGCTACGTTAAAGGCATCTTTGCCGTCTGCCAACGCCGCCTCGTCAAATATAATAAGATCGTAGCTACGACCCACACAGGAATCAACCTGGTTTACTGAACCCATTCGAACTGTAGAACCATTGCTAAGTTCAATAACTTTGTCTTTTGCATTGTCCTTTGCTACTTCAAGATCAAAGTGTTTTATAAGATTTCTTTGCAAGTCGAAAGAAATCTGAGACAGCGAGTAGTTGGGGGACATTATTAAAATGTTAGAACCGGGCACTAAAGAAACTAACTGCCCTATAATGTTGGCGATGTATGTTTTGCCTTGCCGCCTAGATACTGCCGCGCAAACAAAACGGTACTTCGGATTGTTGATCGCATTTATTATAGCTTTTTGCGAAGGTAGAGGTGTGACGCCCAGCAGATCTAAATAATCGTCCGCTGGCAGTTTAAGAAACCGTGTCTCAGATTGTAAATTTAGTATCTCTCCGGAAGAGATGTCAGCTCGACTAATTTGAACAGCCATATTTTAGTCCTGTTGTTGATCCTCAAGAACTTCTTCATTTCGTTCCATCCAATCTTCAGAGTCTGTGTTTTCATCGCCTTGTGTAGCTTGACGATAGTAAATAATAATTTCTTTTTGCTGGCGAATATATCTACGTAACTCTTGTAAATTATATGCCATATTTTCATAATCTTGTGGAGTGATCCCAAAGAGAACGTAAGTTCCATCTTGCATTTTTTGAAGCCGCTGTACTTGCTCTTCAAAATTCTTTTCTGTAATTACAAAAAACTCTACATCTTGTAAGTCAATTGCTTTGGGCAACGGAGGTTGATAGATCTCAAGAGTTTTAAACTCCGTTACAGTTTTAATAATTGGCTCTGGAGCCGGTAGAGGCTGTGGTTGAAGCATTGAGCACCCTCCTAATAGTAAAAAACTAATTAGTAGAATCCGCATTTTCGACCTCCTGACTATCTTGTTCTATTGCTTCAAATACCTTCTTAGTACCATTATTGATTCGTGGTTCGATCAATCCTGGTTTTGCACGTGCAAGTCTAGTAAGATCATGACGCTTGAAGATTGATAAGTAGTCATCCATCTCTGCTTGCATTGCATTATTCTTTTCTGTAAGCTCTCCTACTGCTTGCAGTTGAACTTGTAAATTTTGTTCTGATCGCTCTCGGGCTGTTTTTTCTGTTTCGTAAGCTGTTTCGAGCCTTACTTGATTATTTCGTAAAGTTACAATATTTGCTTCAAGCTGTGCGATCGTTGTATCTTTTTGTGCTACTGTAGTTGTATGATAGGCATATGCGCCTCCGGCAACAACAAGTAACAAAGGTAATAGTTTCAATGCTCCAAACATTATTTCACCTTTTTAATTTGAAAGTTAAAGGGTTCTTGTGTTTTTAACTCAAAAGGCTCCCCTGAAGTAAGTCTGCCTTTTAAGTGTCTTGCTTCACACTTGTCTACCCATTTAAAATTATATTGAGTTTTCTTAGTTGGGTCATACCAAATAGTTATTTCCCATTCATTAAAAAGAAAACTAACAATCCAACGTGCCGGCCAGGAGACAATTCTCAATAAAATTCTCCCAACGTTTTTCAATTTCTTCACGCTCTTTGTAAGTAGCATATAATGCATCCTTTTGGCTGTCAGGAACAGAATGATACTCTTGCCATTCTTCTGGGGTCATAAATTTCTTTTTTGGGTATGACACTCCCAATTCAAAAGTATAATAGATCTGTCCTGTTACTATATCTTCCGTGGATTCTAAATTTGGTGACATTGCAACACATCCTGTTAAAAACAGTAGTGGTGCTATTTTTTGCCAGACCACGCTTGTGCTCCGAAGAATGCTGCAACAATACCAGCAACAGATACAAAGTATACCGCCGCCATATCTCCAAGAATAGTGGCGGCTTGATGTAGATCCATAATTTCAGTAGTCATTACTACTGCTGGGTATAGCAGCATACCTGCTAGTGCAAACCAAGTCATCTTTCTTTGAGCATCTCGCATTGCATCTGCATCTTCTAGTTCTTTTCGCTTAAACTCAAGATACATCGCTTTTTCTTCTGCGTCCACTTTGTTATCACCATTTATATCTGCAGGGTGATAGCCTGCTTTTTCGATCTCTTCCCCCATTATTTTTTCCACTTAGATATAGCTAGTTTAAGTGCTACATCTCCGGGAAGATAAAACCACTTGTCTTTTTTGTGTCCAAGCTTTTCCATTTCTTCCCACTCAACAAACTTTTTAGTCCAGTTGTCTGCCCAGTGCTTTTCAAATCGAAGAATAGCATGGCCTCCTCCATTGCGAGTAATTACTCTGCGAATTTGAGCCTTGCCACTAATTAAGTACCACCAAAATTTCCACATTGACTTACCACTAATTAAATATAAAAGGGTAAGAGCATAATCTTCGCAGTCTCCTACATAAGGGTGCTCTTTCATGATCTGCCAGTGTTCTCGTTTTGCATACTGGTCAATGTCGTATTTATAAGCCCAACTCGAGTTTAATTCTTCTACTTCGCGCTCAAACATTACCATTTCACCTTATCAGCCCAGTATGCTGCCGACATCTTTCCTTTTGCAATATTCTTGCGATGACGTGCTTTAAAAGACGCACGTTTACGCTTCATTGCTGCCGATTCTCCGGCTTTTGGCTTACCCGCAGTCTTTGCACCTTGTTGCCCAAATCGAATCGTTTTAATTTTGTCACCTACCTTTGCTACGACAATATGGGACTTCTTCGGGTGGCCTGGAGTACGACGAGGTTTGTTGTACCCTTTTACCCGTGCACGTGCTAAACGAGGATCTTTCTTTCTACCTTTTTTTCTTGCCGCCACGTCTCATTCTCGCTTTTCGCTTGGTAAATGTTTTTACCATAGTCGGCTTGCCTCCTGGATTACCTGCGGCTCTCTTACGACGAATAGCTGATCTTTTTTGTGCTTTTGTCATACGAGCAGCTTTAGAGGCTGGAACACATTTAGGATATTTGCCTTTTTTAGAAGTCTTACGACCACAAGGCATATACCCCCCGCCCTTTTTTGGACGGGAGATATCTACCCATTTTTCTTTGAACCACTTAGTGAGCCCACCCTGAGGTTTAGCCATTAGAGTACGTTATGGCCCCAACGCTTCCAGGCCCAGTGGCATGCTGCCCCAAGTACAAATGCAATTACTAAATCCATGTTATTTCCCCATGCGGTATCTACCGCCTCGAGACTTATAGGTTCGTACTAGCCAGCCATTTGCATATGCGGAAGGATAAACCTTAAATCGTCTCTTTGCTTCAGCTTTGACTCGTGCATATAACTTTTT